TCTACAGCTCTAGAGCAGGATATTACCTAGTTCCTGGTAACGTACCATTGTGTACGGCAGAGCCCGCTATGTGGAAGTTGATGGGAAAAGAGTTTTACTCTCATCCATCGTCACAATGGGTCTAGGTCAGAGGTTCCCACTGCAAACTCTTATATTCTATTGCTTAGTAAAAGCAATGGGAGAGTTGGATGGTCGAAAGCACCTTGTTTCTGTGTACGGTGATGATCTGATTTATTCATCACACCTGCACCGGTATGTAGAGGAGATTTTTCCCAAGCTCCATCTACTACTAAATGAGGATAAGACTTATGTTACAGACCATTTCCGGGAAAGCTGCGGTGGTGATTATTACCGTGGTTTTGATGTTCGCCCTTACCAACCTGAGGGTGGAAGTCAACATCTTGTCAAACTACGGAAGCAAAGTTTTCTCTATCGGCTTTACAACGGAATAAGATCCCGTTGGGAACCAGAAGAGGTGCCAATTACGCTCGACTATTTGCTGACAGAAATGTCTTTAGATGGTCCGGTGTTCCAGGTGCCTCCTGACTACCCAGATGGAGCCGGTGTAAGGTTAAGGGTTCCGAGCAAATCACCGCTCTTTTACCCTGTTCGATGGAGCTCCGACTCTTGCGGGACATGCATTGAAACCTGTTGCTTTTACAAGAATAGGAAGAAGTGTTTGTTTGTAGCAGAGTGCAGTGGTGGATTTGAGTTTAAATACCTCCATGAAGAATCGGATGACCGTACTGTTCACACAGTTCAGGCACCCTACCTTTGGGAAACTCTCCGCGCTTCGGCGCAGGAAGACCCAGATGTACGGTGTTTGGCCCGTGTCCAAAATCCATCTGCATTCTTACGCCTCCAAGAATTACTGGAGAGCGACGGGAGTGCGGAAAAATGGATCGAGGAGTCTGACGTACCACGCTTGCATTGGCGAAAAGCTAACCGTGAGCCTAAGTATGTACAGTCGAACATTACGAAGAGGCGCCATAGGCGCCACGTTGCAACTGTAGCAAAGAAAGGATCGGGCAAGATGGTAACGAAGTGGGCCA